ACGCAGGTATTAAGCAACCATAGTAACTGCTTTAGCTTCAACGTCAGCAACCCTTTTTAACCATCCTTTGCCGTATGTAACAAATGTTGGCAATGATCTGTAAAAATCCTCTTTAGCTTTGCTAAATTTAGGCAGTAGGTTTAATGGTGGCACAGAGTTAATTGCTCGCATGGTGGCTGGCCCCATTGCGCCATCGGCTACCGCGCCTACTGCTTTTTGAAGTAATTTAACGGCAGCTTTTGGACCGGCATTAATAGCAAAGTCAAATGCAGCGTAATCAGTGCCTGCTGGTAGCTGATCGCCGCAGACTGCATCCCAATAGTTTTTTTTATACAATGGTTTAACGTCATTCTTGTCGAGCGCTTTCATGTCATCCTGCGTGACTTTCTTGCCGATGTGCGCCTCCCAATTTGCTTGGGTGCATCCCCACATTGTGCAGCCTTTACGACCATCTGGCAGCTTGTTACCAGGGTCGCGCTCGTCATTAGTAAAGCCACCTTCATGAGCGATAACTAGATCAAATGCTTTATCCCAATTCTCTTTCATTTCTTGCCCCTCATGTCTGCAAGTTTCTCAACAGTTCTACCGCCAAAATAGGCAAGAAAGCATATCTGGCCCCATTGACCTAGCAAATTTACGAACCCTTCTTGTGGGCTATGCCCAAACGCTGACATCATCGTAAACACAAAATAAGCTACAAAAATAGCAATTAACGCCATTGGCCGGATGTTTTTAGATAGCCAAGAATCAGACGCCATATCAGCTTTCCAACGGTCTGACACGTTGGTCTGCTCTATTTCGTATAGCTTGGTATCATTAGCCATCTGTGCTAATTCACCAGATTGCGCTAATTGCGCCAAGTCTAACTGTGCTTTGGCCTTAGCCTCTGGGTCCGGTATCAGCTTGTCGATCAGTTTTCCACCAATGCCTAGTAATGCGTCTATGCCAAACATGTTATTTGCCCTCTAAGAATTCATCCAATAAAGCCCGAAATTCATAACTGTCTGCTGTTCCTAAAACTGCCGCCTGATTTTCTTTAATGAGCATTAACTGAGATTTATTACATCCTGCGCCATTTTTCCTAAGCCAATCCAAAGTAAGTCTATATCTCTGCTCTGGATTGTGCGTAGCCAGTGCCATGTATTTAAAAGTTGCTAAACTACACTTATTATCTGCCCAAGCCAGAAACAAACAACAAGTTGTGATTGGGACAATTAAAAACCATTTCACTTTGCAAGCTCTAAACTCGCAAAATTAATCCGAGTTTTAACCGATGTTAAATCTTGGGGTTCTGCCTTCCAAGTAACTGATACATAGCCTGCAAACTCGCCAACTGGTGGTGGAATACTACCGCGACAGACAAATTTAGCGCCCTGCTTAGATTCCCATTCACTGGATTTGCCCACAACCACCAACTTATCGCAAGCTACCTCACCCGCCAACATCTGGATCACAGCATTATTACGTGAAGGATCAGCGCCAAATAAACTAGAAACCAACCCATCTAATGACCTATCTAAACCCTTCTCACCAAACGCAAACATTGTTGTGCGTGTATTAGTAACCAAATTTACTTTATGCACAACCACCGTAACTGCATCTAAATCCTTTTGCAATGTCTCAGCCACCGGTATCATCGCATCACGCTCTTTGAGCTGTGGTAGCTTCTCGCTAGACATAATGGCGTTAAGAATGACTTGCCTGCTATCCCACGCAAAATACCCAAGACCAAATAGCGTGACCAGTATCACGACCTCTAGCAGCTTAAATGGCGAATCTACCCATTTAATCAGATCAATGGCTTTATCCACCATGCTAGATTGCGTCTTGATCTCGGACCTTACCACTGGCTTACGTGGTGGTCGCTTTGCTTTAGGTTTAGCAATAGTCATTTAATCACCAATTTAAGCAGCAATAAAATGATGGTAGCAGCAGAGCCGATATAAATATGCTCAATACGCTTGAGCCTGGCATTCACGCCGCGCATTTCTTTCTCAATACTCTCGTATCGAACAGCGCAAACATCAATATGCCCATCAACCTTAGCCTCGACTTGCGCTATTGTTGCCATTAGTCTGTGCCGCCTGCTTTATCAGTCTGCTCTACCTCTTTAACTTGTGGCGCAGCTTGTGACTGTATTTTAGCAATCAAACCTTGAACCTGAACAAATGGCATTTGCCCAAGGGCATTAAGAACACCATTAACCTCTGCCAAATCTAATTCTAATTTCATAAATTCCTCAAATTAAGTAAGAAATAACAACAGTAACGCCGCCTGCTGTGGTAGCCACAAAGTCCATAAACTCAACCCCATGCGGTGGCGGCAATCCTTGTTTTGCCGCTTTGTAATTAGCCAACCAATCGCTAAACTCTTTTAATGCGGCAACTGCGGCACACACGCCTAAAGACAGCCAGACAATATGTGTTAAACACATTATACCGCTACAGATTAAAGAGCCATAGAAGTAGTGGCCTAATTTATCTGGTGGGATTGTCGGTAAGCTGGGCAAGTTCATTTGGATTCCAATGCTGTTAATCGTGCGTTAATTTCTTGAATTGCTTTTACTAAAACAGGAATCATTTTAGTTTCAGTAATTTTTAACACTTCATCATGCTCGTCATCAGCAATCAACAAATCTTTTTCTTGAGCGCCGTATTTTTTTTCTAATTCAATTACATCTTGTGCCAAAAATCCAAGTTGAAGTTTACTTTCTTTTTGACTTCCATCTGGATGACCGTCATCATATTTTGAACGCCTATCCCAACGATATTGAACAGGTTTTAATTCGTTTACAAAATTTAAACCATAAGTAGATTGAGTAACGTCAACTTTATCTCTAGCGTCAGAAGTTACAGTCCAAGCAACAGCAACATAAGCATTTGTTACGCCACTATAACCAACTAAAACTCTATTACTTTCAGTTGTTAATCCAAATATTCTACTTGCACCATTAAGAGCGTTAATACACGTATTGTTTGAGCCTGTAGTTGCTTCTGTATTGCAAGTATAACCAATAAATAAATTACCAGCACCTGTTGTAATTCCATATCCTGCTTGATACCCGACCGCAGTATTAGACGCGGCAGTATTTGTATAAAGAGCCTGATACCCGACCGCCGTGTTGTTAGATGCGTTGGTGTTTGATATTAAAGCATTGTATCCAACGGCTACATTACTAGCGCCCGTTGTGTTATTTGCCGCTTCATAACCAATTGCGGTATTTCCTGCGGAGGTAAGATTTTGATATAAAGTGCCTTTGCCAACGCCAACATTGTAATTACCAGTAGTAAGTTTTCCAAGAGATTGATAACCCAAGCCAGTATTGCCAGCACCAGAGGTAACAACATTTAATGAAACTCCACCAACTGAAACATTAAAACTGCCAGTTAAACCCGCAGAACTTGCGCCCATAGACAAACGACCAATACCAGTATTTTCAGTTCCTGTTGTTATTAAATAACCTGCTTGGTATCCGAATAAATCGTTGTAAGAACCTGTGGTCTGATTTCCCGCTTGATAACCAAAAATTGTGCCTTGCACACCAACAGAATTATTTGCCAAAGCACTAGTGCCAACAACTGTATTAGTAGCAACAGCACCCGCACCACGCCCGACTGTTAGACCGTATACAGTTAAGTCAGTGCCAGAGTAGAGTAGGTTAGCTGAGTCAGTTAAAAGCCCTGCTGTAGAGGCGTATGGAACACGCCCAGATGTCAGCGCAGAATTAGTCAATGTGCTAACAGTCGCAGCTCGACCATAGCTTAACGCATCGCCTAAAGTAGTTGCTGCGGCAATGCCAGTAATCTTAAACCCACCCATAGGAATATTAGCAGTCGGTGTGGTCTGCCCGTCTTTAGTGAGCGCAGTAGTAAGACCAGTTGCAAGATCAGCAGTCAGTGCATTAAATGCAGTCGAGCTGATTACTGTGCCAGTGACTACTGGTTGACCTGCTGTGTTGATGTTGAATACGCCGCTTCCATTGTATGACATGATAGATTCCTTATTGATTAAATTGACTTGCTGCTGGTGCAGAGTATGGTCCTAATCTTCTAATTGCCTCTGCTGCCTCTTTTGCGCTAGTAGGTCTTTTTGCAAGCATAGCAGCCATTGCTTGCCTACCATAAGGCAGGTATGGCAATGATGCTATAGCGCCACCTGTCAACACTTCTGGCGATATATAACCTGCACTAGCAGCACCTGCGCCACCAATATTAAGAGCAGCTCTACCTGCTGTGCCAGAATCAGGATATTTAGGCGATAAAACTGATTTACCTGCATCTGTTAAATCTTGCATTAATGCAGTGCCTTCAGAATAAGCCCGCTTGCCAACAGTTTTATCTTGACCTCTTACAGCAGCCGCCAATTGAGCAGGTGTAAATTGCCCTTCTAATGAGCCTTGCCTACCTGCTGCATCTCTTAGCCTTGCGTATTGAGCATATCCTTCATTAATTTTGCTTAATTCTTTGGCTTGAGATGGATTGGTTCTTTGTATATTTTGCCGCACTAAATTCAATGCTTCTTCTAATGCGCTACCCAATTGACGTTTATCAAAAGATTGCTCGCCTAAATATCCTTTTGCTTGTCTACTTAATTCACTTTCAACAGTTTTAAGAGTATCTCCACTCATTAAACCGCTTGGAGTCATTCTTTTTTCTAATTGATTGACAATAAGATTTTCAAATTGCCTTGCTTCCTGTTCAGGCAATTGAGATGCTAATTGCCTTAAATTAGCTAAATCAGATGTAAATGTTGCATCAGCTTTAAACGTCAATTTAGGCAATAAAGTATTATAAGCAGAGGATAATTTTTCCCTAACGTCTGCAATACCTTCTCTGCCTATATTTTCTGTTTTCTCGCCAATAGATTTTAATGCTCTAGCCAATGCAGCAGAATTAAACTCATTTAATCCTTGCTTTCTAGCATAAGCAATAGCATCGCCAAGCAATGGCATACTGGTTAATTTATCTTCAATTGTCTGTGCTGTGCCGCCAAGTATCTGACCTGGTGTTGGCGTAACGCCTTCTTTCATTAGCATCTGCACTTGAGGATTAACTTTAGGACTAACCATTGCACCCGCAGCAGGGAAAGCTGCGCCAAATGCGCCACCAACAGCCATTTGCTTTGCTTTTTCTTTTGCGTAATCGCCTTCAGTAACCGGCGCTGTAATTCCGCCCATTAAAGCACCACCGCCAAGCCCTGCGGCAATTCTTCCGCCTGTGGTCAATGCTTGCGGTATTCTTGATGCAATAGCTAGATTGGCAGGATTAAGGATATTGCCACCCATTCTAGCAAAATCTATTCCTTCATTACCTGCTGCTTTTCTTTGGCGCTGATATTCTGCCTCATGCTCACTGATCTGCTGATTAAGACCACCTTCAGGCAATCGGCCAACTAATCCTGTTTTATCAGCCAAATAATTGTTAAATTCATTTCCTGCTTTAACAACACTGGCAGGCAATGCGTTAGTCAACATCTGAGCGCCTGCGGTAACTGGATCAAGCAAGCCCTGACCAAACCTTGATAAAGCAGAGCTTAATTGTTGTGGCGATCTGCCAGCAGGTGGCTGAGTAACATTTTGAGCAGGCGCTGCCTGTGGTTGAGCAGCCGCTTGAGCAGGCATTATTTTAGTTTTAATAACATTAGCAACATCATCATCAGACATGGATGCCGGAAATTCAACCGGCCCCATATTAGGAATGTCAACCAACCTAAATTGTTCAGCCATTATTCAACCTTCCCAGTTGCAGGATTGTATCTAGGAATTTTACCGGAAGTTTTTTGTTCGTTAAGATTTGGAATTCCTTTATAGCCTTGATTTTCACTATAAATTGAATTTGTCATTTGCATAATATCTTGAATTTCTGCTCTCATATTATTTAATTTAGTTTTTGCAGTTGCAGCATCATCATTTTGCTGTGGCAAAAATGGTTTTAATCTAGCAAATTCACCAACAGATACAGCAGCACCACTTAAATCATGCACTTTAGTGGCTGCTAATTCAGCAAGCGCTGCCCTTGTTGCAGTGCCTTTTGGGTCTGCTCTATTTAATACTGCGTCAGGTGTCATACTTTTTAAAATACCAATAGCGTCTGGATTTTCATTTACTAATTTTTCAGTTCTATCAAGTTTATTTAAGAAAGCCTGATTTGAAGTCATAGCTGTATTAATATGCGCTGGCACTGGCTTAAGTTTTTCACCTACTGGCGAGAATCCTTCAATAACAGATGGCGCACCACCGCCTTTCCCTGGCTGTATAAATACTGGTCTACCTTGTGCGTCAGTAGCAGCAACTGGCGCACCATAGGTTACATTAGTAGATGTTGATTTGCCTGCAATTACTTTTCTTAATTCCCAATCATTAAAACTAACTGGCTTTCTACCTGCATCTGTTTCTTGTTTAACATAAAATTCATATTTAGCAATATCAGACTGCTGTGCAGCAGGCGCTCTGCCTTGAGCAATTACAGCAGGATCGGCAGGACCGCCAGGAATATATGCAAGTGTCTTTTTACCGTCTGTTATTCTCATTTCAAAGCCTGACGGCGGCTTATCTTCATCTCTTGGCTTTAATACTGAATAATCTCTGCCGCCATTTTTTGCAAATAAAGCAATACTTTCGTCCGTAAAATCTTTTGGATTTATTTTTGCAAAGGCAGATTCTGGAGTTTTTAGTGACTCAGCCAACATTGTTCCACCAACATTTTGTAACATCGGATTGGATGATTGCAATGCAAGCGCAAGCGCTTTCCTGCGATCAGGCGCAACTGCTTCAACAGCAGGTATCTGATATGCGCCGGTATCACTAACGCCACCATTAACAGCACCACGATCTTGCGCTTGAGCAATCTCTTGCGGATCAAGAACTGCCGCACGTTCTGGCATACCTGGTGTGCCTGTCATAGCGCTCATAAAGTCTTTGATCTGGCTTTGACTTTCTGATCTGGCTTTTTCACCCAATGCTTTTTGTTCTTCCAAAGCAGCGGCCTGGCCTCTACCGCCCATATACGCCTGCAACATCTTAGCCAATCCTTGATATGGACTAATACGTGCCTCAATGCCGTTATAACTAAATTTCTCAATTGGTTGAAATGCTTGAGTTTGCATAATCTCAGCCATTTTCTGACGGCGAGCAATATCAGCAGCTTGCGCTGCATATGGGTCTTGCACATTAAAATTATATTCTGCCATAATAATTCCTTACGATTCAGGCACAAATGGTGTATATTGCTGCCCCATTTCAATTACTGGTGCGCCTGTCTTTTTCTTTTTAGACATTGCGCTAAAATCAGGCATTTGAGAACTGCCAGAACTAGGCATTTGCAAATTTTGCTCTGGCAATATAGTTTGCTGTTGCAGCATTGCCGCTAATTGTTGCCGCCTAGCAGCTTGCTGTGGTGTTTCTGGCATTGAATTATAAAATTCGTTCATAGCAATTTCCCATAATTAACCATCTTATAACCGCTTGGATGTTTTAATACTGCGTCTGGCATTACTTTTTCAACTTCATCTGCCATTACACCGCGCTGTCTTCCACCAAATATATCGTATTCATATACGCCTATACCCAATGGATGATCGCCAACTCTAACAATATTAGATTTTAATCTACGATCTGACATTGCTAGTAAAGAACCAAAACCACCGGCAGCCCCAGCAGCACCTAAACCAGCACCGGCAAGACCAAATAACCCAGATGTGGCAGCATTAGCGCCAGATTGAGCTATACCATATTGTTGCAACGCATTCTGACCTGCCGCTTGAGCGCCTGCAAATATAGGTGCAGGTGCAATACTTTGCCCTTGATACCCTTGAAATTGCGGCATCTGAATTTGCGAACCGGACATCAATCCAGTAATTTCATTCAATGGCTGATTACGTAACGCCATTTGTTGAGCTAGAGATTGCTGCTGTGCAGTATTGCCAAACTGTGCGCCGCCTAATGCTTGATTATATTGCTGCAACTGTGCCGCATTTTGCGCTTGTTGTTGCGCCAACGCTGCCTGCTGATTCTGCGATATAGCTTGATTGCCCAATTGTGTAGATGTCACGCCCTGGCCAAATAACTGTTGCTGGCGAGCCATATTAGCTTGCTGCTGTGCAAGTGCAGCCTGTTGATTCTGCAATACTGTTTGATTTTGCAAACCTGCAACACCCATTAATTGATTGTATTGCTGTTGCGCTGCCTGATTTTGTGCTTGCTGTGCGCTTAATCCTTGACCAAAATTTTGTGCAACTGCTTGATTGCCAAGTTGTTGTGCAGTAACGCCTTGACCAAAGTTTTGACCAATAGCTTGATTTTGCATTTGTTGTGCAGTTGTGCCTTGCCCAAAGTTTTGCGCTACCGCAGCATTCCGCATCTGTTGAGCAGCTTGTCCTTGACCAAAGTTTTGAGCCACTGCTTGATTGCCAAACTGACCAGATTGCAGAGCTTGATTGTAACCTTGAGCATTAGCACCAATGTCAAGATTAAGACCTTGCAATGCAGCTTGCGTATAAAGATCATTGCCGCGTTGATTTTCTTCAATCATAGCAGTTTGATACGCCTGAGTGCCTGGCACTAAACCTTGATTAGCCAATCTCTGCCGCGTAGCTTCCTGTGAGCGCTCAATCTGTGGCGCTAAACGAGACAAAATAGCTTGCTGACCGGTCGTGCCTGCATTTACTGGCATAGCTGCAACATTGGCAGTATTAAGCGCACCTTGCGCTAAACCATACTGCCCTGCTCGTGGCCCACCACCGGCTTGACCATAAGCATTAGGATTTACGCTACCTGCTAGACCATACATGCCTGCTTGTGGGCCGCCACCGGCTTGACCATATTGATCTGCTTGTGGGCCATAATTCACGCCTTGAGCATTTACGCCAGCATTAGCTTGGCCATAACTGCTTAGATTAGGAGTCTCTGCCAATTGCCCTGCTTGCGGACCACCCCCAGCTTGACCGTATTGGCTTAAATCCGGTGTTTGTGCAACTTGGCCATAATTACCTAGTGAAGTTTGAATTTGAGGCAGCCCACCACCGGCATATTGATTACTTAACCCATTACCAATAGGGTTATTTTGAGCCATAATTCTATTATAAGCAGCCTCTTGCTGATCTTTTGGAATTGGCGTATTTGTTTCCCTATCATAAGTCCACGGATCAACAGACGAATTCATAATTCCACCACCTGCAACAGAATCAGCCTGACGTTGAGCTAACATTTGTTGATAAGATGGATATGCTTGAGTTGCAGATGCAGCTTGAGAGCCTTGACTGCCAAATGGATTAAATGGTTTACTTAATACATTTCTTGCAGTGCCAATCCCTTGCTCGCCTAAGCCTGCCAATGCTAATTGCACACGTTGCTGCGCGTCTAATGTAGCTTGAGCTGATGGTGTGAGTGTTTGTCTAATGGTAGGCGTATCTGCGTCAGCAACTGTTGTAAATTGATCGCGTGTAGGTGCAACGCCAGTGCCAGCAGTTGCCATGTATTTATCCATAGCACTTTGATAACCCGCAACATCTGGTCTTTGCCCAATTACCATATCTTCAGAATTGGTAATATCTGACATAAAATCGCCTTGATTTGGCGCTTTACCTACTCTGCCTTGATTAGTTTTAAAATCAGCAAGCGCTTTATCATAGCCAGTTTGGTCAAATGTCGGTGTGCCATACGTTACTGTTTGGCTGCCTAACGGACCGTATATATTTGGATTGCTTAACTTAGCCGATGCCCGCGCAGCATCTACGTTAGCAGCGCCTTGCTCTTTAGCAGCACCAACATAATCAGGTGTTGCGGGTGCTGATACTGATTTTCCCATGATATTTACCCTCTAAGAACCTGCAATTTTTACGCAATAATGTGTAGAAAATGATGTCACCTGTGGGGCTTGCATCGCGCAATCTACATTCTTCACTAAAACCCATATTCTCAACTAATTTAATACTCTTTGCATTATCGCTAACTACCGGCACAACAATCTTATCTACACCACATTGATTAAACGGATAATCAAATATTATTGCTAGATATTGCGCCGTCATTTTGCCAGTGATTGCGATATGACAAAAAATACTTTTTTTATTCCAATTCTCATATATAACGCCTGCTACTATTTCACCATCTTTAACTAATCCTAGCGCCTGAGATTGAGCTTCATGGTAGCCGCCACTATTTTGCTGCGCCACCCAATGCCCAATTTCAGCGCTACATACTATATTCCAGCCCATCCGACTTGAAATACTACGTCAGTCGATGCCCATTCTATTTGTATACCTTGACTTTGTGATATTAAATTGATCCCACCACAATAACCAATGCCAGTGATACCTTGCCAGTTATTTGTAATTGTTGCTGCGGATGATCCCCAATTTGCTGTATCCCATTTGCTAGTTGCGCCATCCCACAACCCAACAGAACTAGGCGAGAATGATAACGATGACGTAGCAGGCTGCACATCAAAGTCAACATTCATGCCCACAAATACAGACGGTGTGCCATTCGTGAATAAATTAGGTCGAGCGCGAGTAAAATACTTTTTAACGCCGCGTGAACCATAATAATTAAATGCTTGCAGCGTATTGGTTTGAATATTGTTTACATCGTCAATATAAGTAGAATTCCATGCGCGACCAACATATCCATCGCCGCCAAAGAATGGATCATCTAAGAATGTTTCCCAACAATTGGCATTCCAGCCTTGAAAATTACACCAAGATTTGGTGATGTTGTTCATCACATATTGTTGTTGCTGCCCTTCAGCAACCGGCACATTAATCCAGAGTGCGTTATTCTTGGCTGAGTAGAGAATCTCCCATCCGAACGAGTCACCGTATTGCGTAGTGGCTGCGGTAATAGCACCCTGTATCTTGTTACTTAAAGCAACACGCGGATCAAGCCTAGAGCTTTGTAGCGATCCTGCCAATGGCATTAAACCATCATAAGTAATTAGCAATAGATCGCCACCGTATTTAAGCATACAGCGCTTGCCAATTGGTGAGCCTAGCTTCCACACGCCGATTAGCGCCCAAGTTGATGCACTGGCAGGATCAGTGCCTGACCAGACAATAACCTCGCCATTTGACGTAACAAATACCAGATTATCGTCAACGCCATAACCTGCATCAAGAGTCCACGTATCCAAGTCAACCAAGTAACCGCCGTATTTAGCGATCGCCGACATATCAATATAATTAGCTGCACCACCAACCGCACCGGTCGGTAAATACCATGCTTTTAGCGTGTTTTTCTCAATAAACCACACGCGATTTTTAAATAGCGAAATATTATCTAATGATGTGGTCGTCACGCCAGTAATTGGTATGGCAGATGCAGCATCAATTGCCGCCCAAGTTGTGCCATCAAACAATCTTGGTTTATCTACGCCATTAACAATGTATAGGTAACTTCCTGCGGCAGTGGTGACGTTAATATGTTCCCATTTGTTATTAGTCAACCCTGTGACCAATGCAGCGCCTACAGCGCCAGTGCTTGTTACATCATAGATATTGCCGCCTACAAATGCGTAGAGTTTGTCAGTTGTGCCGGTAGAGTAATTAATGACCGTTTGAACCTGACCGGTCATGCCGGTAGCCCACTTAGTGTATCCACCACGTAATACAACATTAGATGCAGTCGGGAAAAAATTAGTCAACGTGACCGCATCCATTGGGTCCATGTTACTAATTGAGTCTCGCGCATTCCAACCGCCAACTGGTGCAGGCACAGACTGCACATTGGCTGCATTGCCTTGCACCAGTTGATTAATTTGGACCATATCCCGAATCCGGTATGTTGTCGTAGCCGATTAAAACAGTGCCAGGTCGTGGTGCAAAGCTCAGATTGGCGCTAGACATATCGAGCGCCATCGCAGCCTCTAACTCATACAAATAATCACGATATAACGCAGTTGTGTCAAAGCCTTTAGCTTGGAAGTATTTTAGCTTAGTTGCTAAAACCATCAAGCGATCTGGATAAATAGTTGTATCTGTATCAACAGTAAAACTGTTTTTAACTGTGCCATCTGCGGCATTTGCCCAGCCTTTGCTGCGATACTCAAAACCTAGATATTCTGGTCCACTGTTACCTGGCCATATCTGGAAATAACCACTAAACAAACGCCAGCGAATGCGCGGACCGGTCGAGATATAACCAGATAACAACCATTCCCATTGCTGTGCATCCTCAGGTCCCAAAAGTTCCCAATGTTTCGATTTATCCCAAAAAGTACGAGGTATTAAAGCCTCGTAATCGCTTGGCAAGCTGTATTTCATTTTTTGGAAATACACGGTAGCATTAGCGCCACCGTCTGCTGCAAAGTTTTGATTTAACGTGACTTGAGTAGACGAATCAACAGACTCAATAAACGTATTTTGGTTAATACCAGTGCCAGTTGCTTGATAGGTCGTATCTAACCCTGCTGTGCTTGGGATGCCCGTAATGACACGCGAGGCAGTTGTCCAATTGCCAGTGGTCGTTAGATATTCAGTGTAAAAAGCATGTTGCTTTGTTAGTGCTTGCCACGGATGCCGCCGCAAGAACTCATAGCCTGCGGCATTCATTAGCGCCAATATTTGAATTACGTCTTGATTTGTATTTCCTGCAACTGAGGCAGGAGTCGAAACCCCTAGCTCATTTGTAACCTGCTGCACTAACTCAAGCATCGTGCTCGACATATTTACACCTCTTTACGGGGCCGCCCTGGTTTGCGCTGATTTTCTAAAATCATTGCCATTTGCGCTTCTAATTCCTGCAATTTCTTTTTAGTTTCCGATAATTCTGTAGTATTTTCAGACTGATTTCTGCTTGTTATATAAGCTCGCGCACGTTCACGCAATCCCATTGCACCCATGCCTACGCGCTGCAATTGACTATCAGACGCGGTAGCAACCTGCTCTACGCTCTGAAATTTCAATATGTGCAATTCAGCCATTTGAGCGCTGCTAAACTCCTCTGGCTGGTCAATATGCCATTGGTTCAACGGTGTGCCTATAACTGGTCCATCTGACTGCGACATTTGATAATGCAACCATTGCCTAGCAAAACGCTCTTTGTGATGATCTCTTACAAGCTGCTCAACCACGTTTGTAGAATCACCAGGCATCATAATCCGAATGAACGGCATATTTTTGTATGGTTCTTTGTCATATAAATAAAACTCAACAAACAAAGCTGCATCTGCATTATTAACATCGCTGTCTAGCATAATTTTCTCCTGTGGGGATTGGATTACAATACAAATCACTCCCACCGTGTAGGGTGAGAGCGATCAGTTTAAATCATTAGGCTGTTAAAACAGAAGCCCAGGTCGTAGCAGATGTAGCAAACAAGATTACAGTCTTAGCGGTAGCTACAGAAAGTGTGCTTGCGCCTGCATTGATGGTTGAACCTGATTTTGGGTAAACAGTAATTGTCTGGCCAGAATCATTACGCAGACCAATCATTGCGCCTACTTCGGTAGGTGGCAGAATAACGCCAGTCGATGCAGAGCTGGTGGTAAGTGTATTCCAGACTGCGGATAATTGTAGTGCGTCAGCAATTGTGCTGCCAGTAGCAACCAAGCCAGTAGCGCCATCGCCACAAATGCTAGTTGTTGATAAACCTGAATTGCCAGATGCTTGAACTCTTGATGGAATTGCCATTTTTA